GGTGCCTGTCAGGCCGATGAAGCGCGTGACGTGCGTGTGGGCCACCTGACCCAGCGCACGCGCCCGTGAGCCGCCCTGACGCAGCCTGAAGCTCTTCAGCCGGGTGAACTCGTCGGCGACCACGGTGATGAACGGCCACGCGTCGCCGAGCGCCTCGCGCAGCCAGACGAGGTTGTCGTAGTTGGTCGTGTAGATGTCGGCCGGCGTGTCAAGCGCCGCCTGCCGCTGCTTCGGCGTGCCGGTGATGACGCTGACGCGCAGGTGCGACAGGTGCGGCCACTTCTTGACCTCGTCCGGCCACGTTGAGCGCGCCACGCGCAGCGGTGCCAGCACCAGCACCGGGTACACGTCCTCGACCACGGAGAGCGCCTCCAGTGCCGTCAGGGTGGTGACGGTCTTGCCGCCGCCCATGGGCATCCACAGGGCGGCCCTGCGCTCCTTGTACAGGTGCGCGAGGGCCTCCTTCTGGTAGTCGTGCGGCTTGAAGGTCACCAGCCCCACCGCTCAGCGCAGATGGGGCCGATGCCGCGAGCGACGCTCTCGGGGTTGGTCAGCTCGCGGCCGCAGCACGAGCACTGGCCGAACTCGTGGCCGTGGGCGGTGGCGGCGGCGGCCGGGTCGGCGGCGACGCGGGCGACAGTCTCGCTGTCGGCGGCGGTGCAGTCGCGCGAGGTGATGAACTTGTCATCCTGCGTGATCTTGCCGAGGTAGGTGTCGTCGCTGGCGCGCACAACGTAGATGGCACCGGCGTTGCGGCCGGTGGCCGGGGCCAGCGAGAACTGGACGTTGGCGATACGCAGCTTCGGGCGCTTGAGGTGACGGACGGCGCTGTCGAAGCCGGCGCGGATCTTGTCCATGGTCAGGACGGGCGCGGTGGCGTCGCGGCCGGCCTTCTCGGCAGCCCACTGGGCCTTGCGGGCGGCGCTCTTGGCGGCGGCGTTGCGGACAGCGGCTTCCTGACGCTCGGTCAGGCTGCCGTACTTGACCAGCGCGGCCAGCATGTCGGCGTGGAAGGTGAAGTCGCCAGTGACCGGCTGGCGCATCCAAGCGGCCTCGACCGGGTTGGCTTCGAGCCACGCGGTGGCCTGCTCGGCGGCGCTGTTGGCGGCCTTCGCCTTGCGGGCGTCAGCAGCGCCACGGGCCTTGGCGCGGTCGTCGCTGCTGGTCTTGAAGAACTGCACGCCCTTGCCCTTGCACTTGAAGCAGTCGCCGACGACGCGGCCGCTGTAGCTGCGGAACACGCCGCTGCCACGGCAGGCCGGGCAGGTCTCCTTGAACTGGCGGGTGTTGGCGATCTGGGCGTCGGCCAGCACGGTGTCGAATGCGACGGGCGCGGGCGCGGCGGCGGGGGCGGTCAGGCCGAAGATGTCGAAGACATCGTCGTTCAGGTCGTCGTGGGCGGGGTTGTTGCAGGTCTGGCACATGGTCGGTCTCCGTTGCTGATGCACAGTTTATGGCACGTGCAATCAGGCATTGCAACAGGAAAAGTGAAGGGGGCCGAAGCCCCCTTGATAATTACAGTGCTTCCCAAGGCTGCGGCCGGTGGAGCGGGCCACCTTCGCCTGCGAGCCACTCGGCGGTGTGCTCGGACGGAGCGCCCTTCCAGTACAGGCGGCCGCCGACATACCAGCGAAGCTGACGGCCACCGCGCGAGGTCTGGACGACGCGGGCGACGCGCTTGCCGGCGGGGGTCAGGTCGTAGTTGGTGTTGATGACGATCTGCATGTCAGGGTCTCCGTTGCTGATGCACTCTATTCGCACGTGCAACGTATGATTGCAACCCCCAAATGCAAAAAAGTTTGGGGCGACCCGAAGGCCGCCCCGGTTGCCGTCAGAGGGGCCGATCCAGCTTGCCCTCCCACATCGTGCACCAGCGCTGGTTCAGCGGCGCGTGGCGGTCGCGGACATGCTCGACGCCCAGCGCCACGGCCAACTGGATGGCGCGCTCTTCGGTGTCGGCCTCGGCCAGCACCTTGCCGCGATGGCTGCGATGGATGCTGAAGCGTGGCGCGTTGGGGTCGGCCTTCGGCACCGGGCTTGGCGCGCGGGGCAGGCTGAAGAAGTGGGCGAAGGTGGTGCGATCGGGTTCCATGTCAGTGTCTCCTTTTCGTTGCTGACATGAACATTATACATTGCAACAACGCCAAGTTGCAACTACTTATTTTAATAGGGCGACGATCTCGTCGATGTCCTCAATCGACCGCGCGATGAACACCGGCACGCCGTCGCCGCGCATGCGCTCGATCTCGCGCTGCTGGTGGCCGCTGAGCCGATCGTCGTCGGCCTTGATCTCGATGAAGGCGGCGCGCGGCCACGTCCACCAGATGAAGCAGTCAGGGCAGCCCCGGCGGCCCTCCCAGCGCGCCTTGCGGTACTGACCGCCGCTCTTCTGGACGACGCGCTTCAGGTGCTCCTGCAGCTTGCCGGCGGGCGTCACTGCTCCTCGCAGCTCCACACCGTGTCGGCCAGCTTCAGCCTCGGCCGCTCGCCCTCGACGGTGAAGCTCTTGTCGATGAAGCGCAGCTTGTTGGTCGGCAGGATCAACAAGCGTTCACCTTTTGTCCGCATAAACATGAACTCTTTGCTCTGGCTCGGGTGCTCGCTGTAGCCGTCGCCGATGGGCACCGCCGTGAACAAATAGTCGCACAGGATGCCGGCCGTGCTGTGCGCCTGCAGCCCACTGAGAAACGTGTAGCTCAAGAGCGAGAAGTCCCGGCCGTAGCAATCCCACATCTGGGCCTGTGGCAGTGTCCAGTCGTCCGGCTCGGCGCTGAACGCGAGGGCGTGTGGGGGCAGATTTCTGAACACGGCACCACACTCAAGCATTACCGTACAGCCCCACGCCCTACTGGGGTGCGAATGCAAACCGAACCACACGGCCGGCTCAAAGCCCTCACCGCCCTCGCGGATGAACGACCGATCAACCCAGACGTACTGGTGGTGGGGTAGGGATGCGCTGCCGGTGTTCATGTCAGTCCTTGCGGTAACGATACGCCTCGAAGCCGGCGGCGGCAAGCGGCAGGCCTGCCGACCAGCTCGGGTTGGTGGACATGAGCGCCGCCAACCCCTCGCTGGTGTATGTGGGCTCGTCCGGCGTCTCGCAGACCAGCTCGTCGTGCACGCGGATGCAGACGCTGTAGCCGGCCTCCTCGGCGCGCAGCATGCCGGACATGAACACGTCGCGGGCGATGGCCTGCACGGCGTTCTCGACCAGCTTGCCGCCGTACGTGTCGAGGCGCTCCCACTTGCGGGTGAATTGGTTCATGCCCTCGTAGGACAGGCTGCCGCTGGCCGACACCTCCGGGCGCGGGTAGCACAGGTAGCGGCCGCTCGGCAGCTTCATCCGCAGCCACGCGATGCCCTGCCCGTCCGGCTTCACGTCGAACGTGATCAGGTCGCGCACGGCGAAGCTCTCGCCCATCTTGTTGATGGCGCTGCGCGCGGCCGCCTCCATGTCGTACCACAGGTTGCGCGTGCATGGGTGCGCCTTGCGCCACGCCGAGACGATCTCTTGGATGGCCTCGTCCGTCATCGCGTCGAACACCTTGCCGCCCATCTTGCGATACGCGCCGACGCCGCCCTGATAGCCTCCCGCCAGCTCGGGCACCTTGCCCTGCAGTTGGCGCTCGGCCTTGGTGATGAGGCCCGGATCCTTGCCGAGGATGCGGCCGGCGGTGACCTTGTACAGGTCGTGACCGTCGCCCCGGTCGTAGGCCTTGAACGCGGCGACCTTCCAGTCCTCGCCGGCCAGCCACGCCAGCACGCGGCCTTCGATGTTCGACAGGTCGGCGATGACCAGCTTGGTGCCCTCGGGGGCGACCAGCGCGCCGCGCACGGCGAAGGCGCAGCGCTCGCTGACGTTGTCCCAGATCAGGTGCTCGCAGTCGGCCTTCATGGCGGCCACGGTCGTCGCCTGCACGTCGTCGTCGAACCAGTCGGGCGATCGCGGCAGGTTCTGCGGCTGGAACAGGCGGCCGGCGTCACGCCCAGTGCGCGCCGCGCCGCAGAACTGGATCAGGCCGCGCAGGCGGCCGTCCTTGTTCGTGGCGTTGAGCAGCACACTGTACTTGGCCGGGCTCGTCGCGGCCGCCTGCTGGCGGATCTCCAGCAGCTCGCGCACCTGCGGGTCGAGGTCTCCGTCGAGCAGGTTGCCGAGCGTGGCGCGCGTCAGATCCTCGGTCTCGAAGCCGTGGGCGTCCTTGAGGTGGTCGAGCAGGCGCTGGCGCTGCGTGGCGGACGTGACGCTGCCACCGGTCAGATCGGCTGCACGAGTGGCCAGAGATCGTCCAGCTCGATCGAAAGCTCGTAGAGCTGCTCGTGCAAACTCTCGGTCAACGGCGACACCACGGTCATTAATTCTTTGATCACACTGCCACAGGAGCCGCTCACGACCACTATCGTTCCATGATGGCAGTCGTCCAAGTACGCTTCGCATTGCGTCCACATCCAGCCGGGCGTACTCGACGAAGGCGGCCCACTCGGCGGGATGTGTGTCACGGGTGGCTCTCCGTATCTTGACGTTGCTGGGCCTCGGCTTCGTCAACAAGTGTATCAGCTTTTTGCCTGCCTTGTCTTTGGCTTTGTCCTGCGGCACGTGCAGCACGTCGCAGATCTGGCCCAGAGAGCCGGGCAGGCTGTGCTGCAGGGCCAGCACCATCGTGTCGATGACCTTCTCCACGGGGATGTGGACGCCCTGCTCGCGCAGGACGGTGCGGTCGAAGTTGCTGTTGTGGATCACGATGTCGTCGGCCACGTTGACCATCGTCTGGAGCGCATCACGCCAGAGCGGCATGTCTTGCGTGTCCCAGACGCTCACGGGCTCGGCGTCCCACGCCCACGCCACCAGCATCACCTCGGCATCCTCCGCATAGCGGTACGCGCCGTAGGTGATCTTGGTTTCGCAAAATGTTTCGAGATCGAGGTACAGGGTGGGCATCAGCGCGTGCCGTGCAGGATCTCGCTGACGCGGCCGATGTTGATGCTGTGCGCCTCGGCGATGGCCTGCTGCGGCATGTCGGGGTTGGCCTCCGCCATCCGCCGCACGGACACGCGCACCAGCTTCGTCACGCGGCGGCTGGTGGATGGCGCACGCGTGTGGGAGCGACGGCGCGTCTCCTCCGACAACTGCTGGATTTTGGTGGCGATGTACATCTGCCGCCGGGCGAGCGTCTTGCTCTCCTCGGTCAGAGCGGCGATCAGTTCACGGATTTCGGGGATGGTACGTTTCATGCTGATACTCCTCTGTTCGGGAGAGCCGCGCGCTTCGTGTATCAGCAACGCAGGAGACCCCGCACCCACGCGCGGCTCACCAGAACAGAGGCGCGCCTGCCCCGCCAATGGGGAGAAACAGGGCAGGCGCGCCGGTTCTATAGACCTACAGGAGATCCATGCCAATAGCCTTTGCGTAGGTGTCGAGCAAAGCGAAGTGCTCGTTCCTATCGTCATTGGCCATCTTGCGGAGACGAACGACCTCGCGGAGGATCTTGGCATCATACCCACGGGCCTTGGCCTCGGTGTAGATGTCCTTGATGTCGTCCGCGACGCCCCGCTTCTCCCCTTCGAGCGTCTCAATGCGCTCGATCAGGAGGCGCAGTTGCTCGCCTGCGCTGTTGTGTCCCTCCTCGCTCACAGGAAGTCGGCCGCGTCGGGAGCCGGCTTGGCCGGTGCTGAGAACTCGTCGGCCGATGCCGCCGACGAACCGCCGCCGAGGTTCTCGCCCTCGCCGGTCAGCATGATGCCGCGCAGCGAGCAGTTAATGCGGCGGCCCCATTTATTGTCTTGCAACCACACTTCCAGCGAGGCGTCCACGATGGCACCGCTGTGCGCCTGCCTCTCGATCTCGCCCTTGGTCGTGAGTTTCTCGCGATACTGATCATAGACGCTCGGCTGGGTCTTGGCGTTGCGGGTGGACAGGTAGTGCATGCCCTCGAAGCCCTGATAGGCTTCGCCGGTCTTCTTGCTGCGGTAGACCTTCTTGACGAAGGCGACCTTGCCGTCCTCTTCCAGCATCTTCAGGACGCTGGCGGCCTTGTCCTTCCACCCCTCGGTAGCTTCGGCGAGGATGGCGGCCTCAATGGCCTTCTGGTGTTCGCTGTCCGGCTTGATGGCGAACTTTGCGCCGTAAGCCGGGTCGCCTTCACCAAACGCCTGCGGCTCGGCAATCGCCGGGAACGACAGAGTGACGCCCTTGAGCATGATACGTGTAGCCATTTTGTTCACTTTCAGTTTGCAGTTAAATCGCGAAAGTCATCCGCGACCGATTGAACGGCCAGTGCTGGCCGCTTATCCGTGGCGGGTGCCACAGATGGCTTGCCCTCGGCGCGGGAGATCAGGGCCTGTGCCCGCTCCCAGCGCTTGGGTGTGTCTTTGAGCAGCTTCTCCGCCTTGGTCGGCGAAATCAGGCTGTAGTCGTACATCTCATCCTGCCGCAGCCGGAAGCTCTTGAACAGGGCCTCGACCTCGGCGTCGCTGTTCCACTTGCGGTTGCCGCGCTTGCCCTCGACCAACTTGAAGCCATCGACCGACTGCCCGGCCAGCAGGCGGCGCGCGACCTCGGCGCGGACGGCCGAGCACCACTGCTCGACCAGCTCCACCTTCGACATGGCCATCGACAGATAGTTGTCGCCCGTCGTCATGTCCGGCGTGAGGAAATCATCGAGGGTGGCAGACCCGCTGACGATCTCGCTCACCTCGGCGCGCAACGCCGGGCACGTGGACTTCGCCTTGCAGAAGCGGCACTGCTTCTCGCCCGGCACGAGCGGTGCGTCAGGCTGGCGCGCGGCTTCAGCCGCCTCGGCGGCTTGCTGTTTGAAGGCCCGCAGGTCAGCGACCGGCAGCCAGTGCTCGGAGACGTGGTTGAGCCGTGGCTGGTGGATGACCATGCAAGCATCGTCAAACTCGCCGAGCTGGTCGCACTGCTCCAGTGCGCCCAGAGCGTACATCTTCAACTGCTCGCTATCGGCATCGATCTTGACGCCCATGCCGTACTTGAGATCGATCACGGTCAGCACGCGGTTGGCCGTGTCCACGACGATAGCGTCGCTGGTGCCGGTGGCACCCTGCTCGCCTGTGAGGTGGCCGATCGGCACGCGCTGCTCGACCAGCAACAGGCCGCGCTCGCCGTAGTCGCGCACGAGGCGGCAGTAATCGTCCACGTAGTCGGCCATGGTCTGGTCAACGGTGAAGATGTAGCCGTCCACGTCGTGCTGCTCGCCGACGCGCTGCGACGGGTGCTTACCGCTGCCGTCGAGGTACTCACTGGCGAGCGTGTGCGCCAGCGTACCCTCGGCGGCGTAGGAGCTGCTCTGGTCAGGGAATGCCGCCTCGAGGGCGACGCTGCCGGGGCAGCGCATCCAGCGATGCGCTCCCGACGGGCTGAGTTTTGCGTGTGCCATCAGAAGGGGCTCTCCAGACGGTCGATCAGCTCGGCCCAGCGCGATGCGTCCAGTTGCGAGGCGCGTGCCACGCCGAACTCGGTCATGACGCCCTCGACGAATGCTTTGCTCTTCGTGGCCACGGCGCGCAGCACCACCGGTGCCACGTCCTGCTCGAAGCTGAGCGCAGGTGCATCGGCCACGGGTGCAGGAGCCTCGACCACAGGCGCAGGAGCCTCGACCACAGGCGCAGGTGCTGCGGGCGCAACCGGGTTGATCTCAACGGGCTCGGCCGGCGGCGCGTAGGCGCGTTCGACATCTGCGGTGGGGTGCAGCTTGACGGCCAGCGACATGACCTTACCGGCCAGTTCAGCGAGCGTGTCGGCGGTGATCTCGATCTTATACATTCTTCAGCTCCTCAATGATGCGATCGCGTTCTGCGATCATCAGTTCCAGTTTCTCGATCTCGGCGCGCAGTTCGTAGACCTTGTCGTCGAGTTGGGTGCAGTCGATCTGCAAGTCCTCGGCGCGCTGCCTCCAGTCGGCCAGCGCCTCCTGCGCCTCGGTGTCCATGTCTTCCAGACGCTCAGCCAGCACGATGGCCAGCTCGTTGTCGCTCTCGAAGGCGGCCTCGATCAGGTCAAACATCTCGCAGGTGCGCCAGTAGTTCCGGTCGTTCATCTTTCGTCTCCCCTCAAAAGTTCCATGGTTCAGCGTTGTACTGGGCGGCAACAAGGCGGGCCTCGCGCTTGCCCTCGACGGCGTGTTCACACAGGTGGGTGCGGCGGCCCGCGTCGATGATCTCAATTTGAACCACCGCGCGGCCCTTGCCGAGCTTGTAAAAGTTGGCTGCCTTGATCATGATCAGGCCTTGCGCGCCACGACCTTCACGGTCGTGTAGCCCTTGGCTACCTTCTGGTTCTTGCTGAACCAACGGCCGTCCACGCCCAGCTCGCGGAGCTTGGCTTCGGCGGCCTTGGCGTCGAGCGACTGGCGCTCGGCCACTTCCGACACCGTGGCGCGGAACAGGCTGCCGTCAATGGCGGTGTCGCCGGTGTTGACGATGAGCGCGATCAGGTTGGCCTCGACCGCCTTCAGTTCGGCGATCTGGGCCTTGATGTTGCCGAGGCGGTCGACGACCGAAGCGGCGAGGTCGATGGTGTTGGGCTGGGTAGCCATGTGGGTCTCTCCTTGGGGTTGCTGATACATACCCATATGGACTTATCAATCTCGCATTGCAAGCCCTTATTCGTAAAAAATTACAATCCCGTTTTCCATCCGCAGTGGGCCGTCCTTCTCCTTGCTAAGTGCCTGAATTGCCCGGACAACAGACTGGCGACGGATGTCGCGCTTGCCGGCCTCGGGTGGTGGTAAAGTATCGCAAGCCTTGCGGATCAGATCCTCGGCGCGAATAACTGCATCCGCCGGGAACAGGGTCATCACCTCCAGCAGGTGGGTCTCAAGGCGGCCGCGACGCTTCACGTTCTTCTTGTCGTCGGTGGCTGCCGGCGGGCGGATATCGACCTCGACCGCGACGCAGCTCGTGATGTCGTCGCCATCGTCGTCGAGGCCCAGCAGGACGGTCTCCAGCTTGAAGCCCCAGCGCAAGCCGTCCTCGCCGTCCTTCATCTTCTCGATCACGATCTCGCGGTCGCCGTTCTCGTGGCGCAGCACCTCGATCTGCACGTCGGCGGCCGCCTTCAGGCCAGACCAGCCGCGCGAGCCTTTGCTGAGATCCTTGCCGGCGTGGTGGACGACGAGGTTCATGGCACCGGTGGCGTCGTGCAGCAGGTTGATGTTGCCCAGCGCCCGGCCCATGTCCTCTGACGTGTTTTCGTTCGCGCCGGGCGTTACCTGCGCCAGCGTGTCGGTGATGATCAGATCGACCGGCCCGAGGTTCTTGATCTCGGCGATGACTTCGGAGATGTCGTCCCCGTCCAGAAAGTTCGGCGCGGCCGTGATGACGTGCAGGCCGTGCAGGCCGTGCAGGTCGAAGTTGTGGTGCTGGGCGTAGGCCTGAGCGCGCTTGCCGAGGCCGGAGCCGCCTTCTGCGGCGATGATCACCACCCGCGCCTTGGCCGTACGCCGGGTGCGCCACGCGTTGCCGCGCGCGATCGCGAAGGCGAGGTCGAGGGCGACGAACGTCTTGCCGCTACCAGACGCGCCGAACAGGATGCCCAGCTCGGCCTTCGGCAGCACGCCCTTGATCAGCCAACCCATCGGCTCGCGCTGGGTCAGGTCGTAGATCGGCACCGGGCCGAAGCGGCCGAGGCTCTTCGTCGGCAGCTCAGCCATGATCGCCTCGGCCTTGGCCAGCACCTCCTCCCGGCTGGGTGGCTCGGCCGCGCGGTTGGCCTCCTTGGCCATCTTCATCACCGAGGCCATGGTGACTTGGCGGCGGTTCGATCCCTTGCGCCGCTCGAAGCTGTCCCACTGGCCGCGCATGGCCTCGGTGCTGACATAGGTGTAGCCGTCCTGCGACCATTCGTCCCACAGCTCGAAGCCGGTGTCGTCGCCGTCGCACTCGTGGTGCAGGGCCATCCCGACCTTGATCCATTCCTCTCGGCCCATGTTCGGATCGAGGCTATAGACCAGCTCGTGCATGCGCTCGGGCGTCAGGCCCAGTCGCGGTTCGCGGCCGGCCATGAAGTCGTCGGGGTCAACGACGTTGTTGATGAGGGAGCCGCCGAAGCGGCGCTCGCACAGGTCGATGACGTGCTGGTCAACCCCAGCCACCGTGTTCCCAAGGCCGATCAGCTCACAGCCGGCCACGATGTTGCCGGTGAAGGTCACAAAGCCACTGGAGCTGAAGGTCTCAAAGCCGTAGCGGTCGGGCGCTACCTTGCTCTTGTGGTTGCCCAGATTGCCCTTCAGGGCGGCGCGAATGCCCTTACCGCTCGGGCTGAACTCGGCATATGTCCGGGCGATGATGCGCTCGATCTCGGTCGGTATTTCACCGTCCGCCCCGACGCAGTTGTCGAAGTCAAGGAAGGTGTAGCCAAAATCGGGCAGCGGCGCGAAGCCGACGCCCTCGTAGTTCATGCGCGCGGCCGCGTCGCGCGCTGCGGCAAACGTCGTCAGTCGCTCGCGGTCGATCGGCGAGCCCTGTTGGCCGTGCCGGATCGTGCCGTTTGTCCAGTATGGCACTTTGCGGGGCTTGATCTCGTCGGGGTACTGCTCGAAGCGCCAGATGAGCCAGCCGGGGATCAGCCGCAGCTCCGCCGGCACCTCAACGGCGCGGATTTTGGGCGCAATTGCCCTGACGCTGGCCATGTCGTCCTCGCTCACAGCAGTGAAATTAGATCGTCGACGATCTGGATGCGCTCGCCTATCCAGCGCATCACCGGCACCGCCATGCTGTTGCCCAGCGCCTTGTAGCGCGGGCCGTCAGGACAATGCTCTGGCCCTTTCTTCTTCCACGGGATGCCGGTGAAGTTGTCGGGGAAGCCCTGAAGCCGTTCGCACTCCACCGGGGTCAGGCGGCGGACGGCGGATGCAATCGCTACAGATGCGTGATGCCGACGCGTTAAAGTTGGATTGACGCCGCTTGTGTCTGGAGTTGCAAAAGACATATTAGCTTCAAACGCCACCGCAGGTGGATGCGCGCCCGCCGCCAGTGGGTGGCACGGATCGCCGGATTGCGGGTTGCTGTAGTTGTGCGGGCTGCTGATCTGGGTGGTGTCAAACGGCGTGACGACGAAGTCGCCGCCCTGATTGCCACTCACTGGGCCTCCCGCCATGATCGGCTGCGCCACCTCAGTCTCGCGGGCCTTGTAGTCCTTGCCGCTGTTCATCGGCATGATGGAGTAGGCCAC